GAAATGGTAAGAGCTACGCCTATGCCTATTTCACTTAAGGAAGCATATTACGAATATCGTTACGGTATTTTTGCTGAATAAGATAACCTAAAGCAACAATTTTCTTAAATTGAGCGTTATAAATTAACAGATAAAAAGAAACCCATTAGTTTTACGGATTTAAATGATAATATAAAGGACAAAGTATTTATGGCTATATCGCAAAGCGAATCTAGCAACGCTAAAGATATGTTTATTAGTCAGTTATCAAAAATACAAATTCTTAACGAAAGAGCAATAGATATTCCTCATTTTACAATCGAAAGTAAAAAAGTGGGGATTAGATTTAATGTAAATGACGATGAAATTATTGATACTCTTATTCATGAAATTGCACACCACATTGATTATAATTTAGGAAAAGAATATGGTTCTGAAGTGATGTTGTCAAATTCAAAGCTGTTTATTAATACTTTAAAAAGTGATTGGGATTTATTTACGGTCAATATGATGAAGTGTTATAATTGTAGTACGAAAAAGGAATTTTATAACATTTTTTCCAATATAATGCAAAAGTCCCAAGATTCATCATATGATTTTGTATCAGATATTGTAAGCGGATTAACCGGAAATGCATGTAAGGGTAATTGTTATCATGAAAAAGAGTATTGGAATAATGTGACATTATGTGCTGAATCATTTGCACATTTTTATGAATCAATTTTAATAGATTCAAGACAAGAAAAAAAATTGAAGAGAATATTTCCGAATGCATTTAAACTCTTTGAGGAATTGTTTTAGGAGGTATATTTATGAAAACAAGCGAGCAAGAAGAATTAATTGATTTTTTTGGCTTAAATAGAGAAATGACGCCCGAGGAAAAAAGGAAACTAGCTTTGTACGAGGAATATGAAAAGAAATTCGGCGAACCATTTTCGTATATTTGGGGATTTCACAGGGATAAAACTAAGTTTCCCACAGATGAGGATATGATAGAGTATTGTTTAAAAAAAGGAAAATCAATGAGAAAACTGTATCCGAGGTGGTATGGAAGAAAATATCCAAGAACTAAAAAAGGAATTTATTTTGAATAGAAAATACAAGCCGACTGTTAGTCGGTTTTTATTTTACCCAGAATGGAGGCAAATGATGGCCCAGGGATTAAGAAAACATAGACACTGTTACTATGAGGTTAATTCTAAATATTATTATGATAATCATAGAAACTGTATGGTAAGGAATACGCACTATGAATGCATGATCTGCGGTCATGAATATCATGAAGTATCAGAATTATCACAAGGACCGCCTAAAGAAAGAAGCAAATCAAGTGTATTGGAAAAGAATAAGAACAGGCATAGGCATTATTAGATGTCTTTTTATTTTGTCTGAAATAAGAAGAAAGGAGATAAAAGATGAAGCTAAAAGTTATTCATAATCTTATTGATAAGCAATGTGGTGTTGTCAGATATGTCGGTGAAGTATTTGAAGCTGATGAAGAAAGAGCTAAAGAACTTACCAAACTGAAAGCTGTTGTTGTTTGCCAAGAAGATATTAAGAAAGAAAAATAAGCATTGTATTATTGTCCAAAAACTTATGACATAAAAAGATGGGATGGTCATACGGACCTTAAATGGAGAAGTGTAATGAAAGATAAAAACAAAATGATGCCTCTTAATCTGCAGCTATTTGCTGAAGACCCGGGAAATGAAGCGAATACTGGCGATGGTCAAGAGGATCAGAACACTCAGGATAACAACGGATCAACTCAGGAACCAAAGACGTTTACCCAGAAGGATGTTGATAAAATTGTTCAAGGAAGAATTGCAAAAGAAAGAAAGTCCTGGGAAAAGCATCTTGAAGATCAGAGAACAGAAGCTCAAAAGCTTGAAAATATGAGTGAAAAAGAGAAAAAGGAATACCAGGAAAGAAAACGAGCAAAAGAACTCGATGACAGAGAAGCAGCAATTACCAGAAGAGAACTGACTGCACAGGCAAAAGTTCAGCTTGCTGATAAGGGTATTCCTACAGAATTGGCTGAAATTCTTAATCTAACAGATGCTGATGCGTGTAAACAGTCTATCGATACAGTTGAGAAGGCTTTTCAGTTTGCTGTTGAAAAGGCTGTTGAAGAGCGTATCAAAGGAAAAGAACCACCTAAAAAGGCACCAGAGAACAGTGCAATTACTATGGATTCTTTGAAAAATATGAGCACCCAAGAAATTAATAAAAATTGGGATGAAATACAAAAATTAATGAAACAGTAGGAGAATAACAGAATATGTCAGTAGAAAAATTTATTCCACAAATTTGGAGCGCAAGATTATTAAATCACTTGGATAAGAGGCACGTATATTTAAATCTTCTTAATAGAGACTATGAAGGAGAAATTAAAAATTTTGGTGATACTGTAAAGGTAAACCAGATTGGTGATATCACTATCAAAGATTATACAAAAGGAACTGATATTGAAGCACCTGAAGACGTGTCTGGTGTACAGCAGGAGTTGAAAATTGACCAGGCAAAGTATTTTAACTTTTCAGTAGATGATGTTGATAATGCACAAACCAACCCCAAACTAATGGATAAAGCCATGGAACGTGCAGCATATGCAATGAATGATGTTGTAGATGCATTTGCAGCAAATCTGTTAGCCATTAATGTACATACTGATAATACTATTGGTGATGATACAACTCCAAAAGTGCCGACAAAAGAAACTGCTTATGATTTATTGGTGGATCTTGGAGTTAAATTAACAGAAGCAAATGTTCCTACAGTCGGGCGCTGGGTAGTCATTCCAGCATGGTATCATGGCTTATTATTAAAGGACCAGCGCTTTGTAGGCAATGGTACAGATTATAATAAAGCAATCTTAGAAGGCGGTGAAGTAGGTAATGCAGCAGGCTTCACAAACAATGTACCTAATACTACAAAGACAAAGTATAAGATCATCGGTGGTACAGAAGAAGCTGGTTCATATGCAGAACAGATTTTAAAGACGGAAGCATACAGACCAGAGAAAAGATTCTCTGATGCAGTCAAAGGGTTACATGTATATGGTGCAAAGGTATTCAAGTCTAAATGCATTGCTGTATTGACTGCTAATCCTGAATAGAAGAAAGGAACTGATTTAAATGAGCTTTATTAAAAATATTAAGACGGGTATCACTACAGAATGTATCAATAAAGATGTGATAAAAGTATGTAAAGCAGATCCGCTTAATTATATCGTAGAAGATAGCTTAGAAGCTTTGCTATCATCTGAATCATCTGAAGAAAAATCAGCTAAGAAGAACAAACCTTTAAGCAAGATGAATATTGCAGAACTCAAAGAACTAGCAAAAGAAATGAATATTGATGCAGACGACTCTCTTACAAAAGATGAGCTTTTTGCTGTAATCAAGGCAAACAAGAATGGATAGCATCAAAAGAGATTTTAAAATTCTTACTGGAGAGACTGATAATGATATAGTCTCTCTTTTTGTTTCTAATGCTGCTAAAAGAGTTCTTATGAGAGCAAACAGATCAGAACTTATAGAACCTCTTTATGATCATGTTCTTACTCTTGCACTTGCAAGATACGAAAGAAGAGGTAATGAAGGACTTGCATCATATAGTGAAGGTGGAGAAAACGAATCTTATCTGAAAGAAGATGAGATATTATCAGCAGTAGATAATTATCGCCTAACACCAATAGCAAGGAGAAGAAGAGATGAAGAAAAAAAGTCTGAAGAAGTTCACTCTTAGAAGATACAAACCTTATAAAGATTCTGAGGGTAATAATATCGAAGAATATGAATCCAAAAGATACGATGATGAAGCGATTATTTATCCAGCAAGTAGTTCAACGCAGTTTGAACTTTATGGGATGCGCATCCATGCAATCATGAATATGCATTATTATGGTATTTTAACGATAAATGTTCACGACATGATTATTTATGAGGGTGTCAATTATAAAGTCGTCAGTGTGCAGAAATATAAGCGTTTTAAGCACATAGAGATTGAAAGATTATGAGCAAACTAGAAAATGCAGATAGACTTATCTCAAAACTTCAGCAGATATCTGCCAATGATGCATCGGAAGTATGCACACAGGCTGTAAGACAAGGCGGATTATTGGTACAGGCACAAGCCAGACTTCTTATTACATATGTAAGTGGTGACCTAATAAGATCCGTGAAAGTAAGAAACAAAAGTACATCAAAAGGTGCAGAAGCAACTGTTTATACTAATTCTCCTTATGCTGCTTATTATGAATTCGGGACAGGGCCTAACGGTGAAGCAAATCACAATGGAATTTCACCAAATGTCGATGTGCATTATAAGCAACAGGGATGGATGATACCAGGTGATGCGATGACACCTGATAGAGCGGAAGGCTATGGTTTTAAAGTTGTCTATAAAGGGGATAAGCCTATTGGATATCTTACAAAAGGTCAGTATGCTAGACCATTCATGTATCCGGCGATGCATGACAATATAGATAAGATAAATGATAATGCTAGAAAATTGCTTATGAAAAAACTTAAAGAAAGGTGTAAATAAAATGATTAATGTAAAAGACATCGTATATAAAGAATTATCTAAGGTTTCTGAAAATGCAAGTGATGCATATCCACACAACTGGTCTATGCTCCCTGCTGTGCAGTTTGTTGAAGAAGAAAATAAGGTTGAAGAGTTCACAGATGATAAAGAACAGTCATCATATATCCGCTACAGAATTGACATATGGGATAACAACAGTACCAGTCAGACTGCATGTGATATAGATGACGTGATGACGACATTAGGATTCTTGAGAACATCATGTTCGGATGTTCCTGACCCAAGCGGATTAAAACATAAACAGATGAGATATGAAGCAATCATAGACTGCAAGAAGCAGTTTATCTATCATACAAATTAAATTAATGGAGGAATTGTTATGTTAGCAAATGGTGCTAAGTTAGAATTCAAAAGCAAGACGGTATCAACCTATACAAAATTAAAAGGATTAAAAGAATTACCAGAAATTGGTGTTGAACCGGAAAAAGTAGAAAATAGTGATCTTGATGATACACAGAAAGTTTATGAAATGGGTATCGGAGATCCAGCAGATATTACATATAAATTCAAATATGATAATACAGAAACAGACAGTCCGTATAGAGTATTAAGAAAATATGAAGAGAGCGGAGAAAAATTATCTTTTAAAGAAACATTAAAAGATGGTACTACCACAGAATTCAATGGACAGATTTCATTAAAAAGAACAGGTGGAGGAGTCAATGGTGTAATTGAATTTGATATGAACATTGCATTATCATCTGCGTTTACAATCACTGACCCAATTATTGGATAAAGGAGGCATAAAATGGGAGCATTATCAGAAGGTTTAAATATTCTTGAAGAAGAAAAAGAACCTGTAAAGAAACAAGAAAAAAAACAGCCTTTCGCTTTGTGGAAGGTAGGAGATACTGAATATAAATTAAAACTCACAACTCAGGAAATTATCAGACTTGAAAGTTTTTTCAATGCAAATCTACTAAGCGTTATTTCTTCAAATACTGAAAATAATGAGATGCCACCGCTTAAAGTGATGCTGCTTATCACTCATGGTGCGATAAAGAAATACAATCATGGTATCAAAGAAAAAGATGTAATTGAATTATTTGATAAATACGAAGAAGAAGGTGGCTCACAGCTTTCGTTTATGACTGATGTGTTTCTTCCAATCTTTCAGGTAAGTGGTTTTTTCTCACAGGCTCAGGCAGATACGATGAACAAAAATATCGAGGAAGCAAAAGAGCAGATGTAGAATATCAGACACTGAGCGATATGATCAATGAATTATATCCTATCGCTCTTGACTGCTGTATAAGCACTGATGCATTCTGGAATTCATCTTTTGGAGATATTATAGATGAAATAGATTCTTACAGAAGAAGAGAGAAATACAAACAGAAACAACAGGCAATACATGCTCATAACCTTGCTCAACAGATTATAGAAGGCATCGATCTTATTGTTAATGGAAATGATAATCAAAAAGAGATGCATGGTCTTTGGGATTATTATCCTGGTCTGTTCGAAGAAGAGAAAGAAAAGCATAAAAAGCAGCAGGAGTACAATGAATTTGAAAACTTCAAAACAAAGAGAAGAAAGTTTGCAAATTATCATAACAAAAAATACGGTGGAGGTGAAAGCAGATGACATTAGAGGAACTTAAAGTTATAATCTCCGCTGAAACAAGCAAATTCAATTCTTCATTGAATGATGCAGTCAATCAGACAAAAAGCGCAAGTAAAAACATAAACAATCAAACCGATATCATAAATAATGCTTTTGGAAAAATCAAATCTGCATTCAGCTTTGCTGCAATTGGTGCAGCAGCATACAAAGGTACTAAGGCATTGATTGGATTAGGCAGACAGGCAATAGGCATAGCATCCAATCTTACCGAAGTACAGAACGTTGTTGATGTAGCATTTGGTGATATGTCATGGAAAGCTGAAAGGTTTGCCAGCAACTCTATTCAGCAGTTCGGTATGAGTGAGCTCAGTGCAAAGAAAACGGCCTCTACGTATATGGCAATGGCTTCAAGCATGGGCCTTGGAGCAAACAAAGCAAGTGACATGGCAATATCTCTTGCTGGATTAACAGGAGATGTTGCATCTTTTTATAATATTTCACAAGAATTAGCAGATGTGAAATTGAAATCTGTATTCACCGGAGAAACTGAGACTTTAAAAGATCTTGGCATCGTAATGACACAGACAAATCTGCAGCAGTATGCACTATCTCAAGGTATTACAACAAATATCAACAATATGAGCCAGGCAGAACTTGTTACTTTAAGATATAACTATGTTATGCAGCAGTTGTCACTTGCGCAAGGAGACTTTGCAAGAACAAGTGGTACATGGGCAAACCAGGTCAGAATACTCCAGGAACAATGGAAACAGCTTCTTGGCATTATTGGTAATGGCCTTGTTGCAGCTTTTACACCTGTTATCAGAGTACTCAATACAGTAATCGGGAAGGTTATTACTGTAGCAAATGTTATTGCGGGTGTTTTTGGCAAATTATTTGGTAAAAAGTCCAACTCTGCAAAAGCTAGTACAAAACAGACAACTAAAGCAATTAATTCTGTTGGAAATTCTTCAAAATCAGCAGGAAGTTCTATGAAATCTGCGGGCAACTCTTCTAAGGGTTTAAATAAATCGCTTAAAGGAACAGAGGGACAGGCCAAAAAGACCGCCAAGGCTTTAGGCACACTGGCCTCAATAGATGAGATAAATAATATCGATTCTTCAGATTCATCAGGAGCAGGCGGTTCAGGAGGAAACGGAGGCGCCGGCGCCGGCGGTGTCGGTGATGGTGGCTATGATATTGGTGGAATTGATTGGGGAGAAGGAGAAGATAAAGCTGATAAGGGCAGTGATAAGATTTCGAAAGCAGTAGATAAAATTCTGAAAAAACTTAAGGAATTAAGAAAATGGTTTGATGAAAATCAGCCTGTTATTATCGCATTGATTGCTGGCATTGTAGCCGGCTTTTTAGCATTTGAGACAATAATGCATTGGGGAGCTATTGTTTCTGCTGTTACGGCTCTTATTGCTCCTTTCCAGCAGTTGTGGCTGGCAGTTTCAAACTGGGGAGTACTGTCTGTTATTCAGGGAGTATTAGGAACAACAGCAGGAGCTGCTGCAATTGTAGCAGTAGCAATCGGTGCCGTTGTCGCTGCATTGGTTTATCTTTATCAGACAAGCGAAACGTTCAGAAAACTTGTGATTGATGCATTGAATGCATTGATGGAGATATTAAAAAATATTTATAAGAATATTCTTCAGCCATTATTTTCTTTCCTACTTGATGTGTTTAATACAATCATAGTGCCTATTGCAACATTTCTTGCAAAAGTATTTGTGAAAGCTGTCGAGGCAGTTGCAACTGTTGCATTATCATTCTGGAAGAATATTATGGCTCCTCTTGCTAATTTCCTTGTAACTATTCTCAGCATTGCATTAAAAGGTGTAATAGAGATGTGGGAATCGATGAAGCCAGTTATTAATACGGTAGGTAATGTGATCAATTTCTTATGGAAGAATATCCTTTCTCCTCTCGTTGATTTTGTTGTAGGAAATTTAACTAACTCCTTCAAAACGTGGGGAAATATTATTTCAAAAATTGTTGCATCTGTAACTAAAATTTTCCAAGGATTAATCGATTTCTTTGTAGGTGTGTTCACGCACGATGCAGACAAAGCATGGAAGGGAATTCAACAGATTTTCGAAGGGTTCAGCAGTTTCCTCAAGACTATCTTTTATACAGATTGGACAAAGAGCCTAGGTCTTTTGGGGGTCGGCTTAAATGGATTCCTGGCAACAGTAAAATCAATCTGGGAAATGATGAAAGGTGTATTCAATGGAATTATTACATTCATTAAAGGTGTGTTTTCAGGTAATTGGAGAAAGGCGTGGGAAGGTGTAAAACAGATATTCCACAGCATTATTTCTGGTTTGGGAAATATGTTCAAAGCACCATTGAATGCGATTATCAGTGGGATTAACACGTTCATCAGGGGGATTAATAAGATTAAGGTCCCTAGTTGGGTTCCTGGTGTCGGTGGAAAAGGATTCCACATTTCTGAAATACCTAGACTTGCAAAAGGTGCTGTTGTTGACAGAGCTACACCTGCAGTGTTTGGTGAGGCAGGACCAGAAGCAGTTATTCCTTTACAAAGAAATACAAGAGGTCTTGATATGATTGCTGAGAGACTTATTGAAAGAATGCCTGTCCAGGAAGGTGGAGGAAATGCCACTTATGTTATTAATCTTGTATTAGAAGATGGCAAGGTTATTACCAAAATGGTAATTGATAACATCAAAGATTATGAAGCACGTACAGGAAAGCCTGTATTTGACTATTAGGAGGTGCTACTTATGGCAGATGAAGCGAAAATAAAAGTTAATGGTACAGCACTTCCTACACCTTCTGAAATAAATGTAGAGATTAGTGATCTTGATAGCGATAGTGTCAGACCGGTATCTACTGGTGTATTGAGAAGGAACAGAATTCGTGCAAATATGCTGAAAGTGACCTTAACGTACAAAATAACGCCTCTGACAGATGTTATGTCACTTCTTAAAGCATTAACACCATCGACTTTTACTTGCGAGTTATATATCCCTGATCATGGCATAAGAGGAACCAAGATAATGTATGCAGGGAATAAAAAATATAACTACAAAAGAGTTAAGACAGGAATAAAAGCAGAATCATTCTCTGTTTCTTTAATAGAGGTGTGATACCATGCTTATTAAATATGGAAATAATGATGTAACTAACAGACTACTAAGTTATAAGCTGTCTGTCTCTTTTTCTGATGGCTGTATGATAGGTAATGTCCCATCAGCACAGCTTGAGGTCAAGTTCGATAATTATGATGGTATTCTTGACAATCTTGATCTAGATATTATCTGGGAAACCCAGGAAAATGATTCTTCAAAAAAAAGGTATTTCAAAATTTATGATCAGCCAGAGAAATATACAAAAGAATTGACTTTGAAAATGTATGACTGCAATTATCAGTTAGATATTGCGTATGATACAAAACTTTCATATCCAGTAACGATAAAAGACCAGTTGGATGAAATTGAAGCTCTTACTGGTCTTTCTATTAAAAGAGATAATATACCAAGCTATGTGCTCAAAAAAAGTGTAGCATGGTATGACAACACGATTGTTATAAGAAATTATTTAGGCTGGATTGCAGAACTGTTTGGTGCAAATGTATTTGCTGATGAGAAAGAAACTATTAAATTTGTTCCTCTTTCGAAAACGGCATATGCATCTACGCAGGATATTGTCAGTTATGAAAAGAATGAAGATTATACATTAACAAGGATATATGCTGAAAATGGAATGAATCCACTAGAAAAAGGTGATGAGACAGGAAACTCTCTTTTTGTTGATGGCAACAATCTGTACTGTGATGATCAGTCAATCATAGATCAATTATATACACAGCTATCCGGAATCACTTTCAGCCAGGTGCAAAGCGTAAGTATGATATCTATTGATGATCTAGAACCTGGATGCATAATCAACTATAATGATGAATTTAATTTCTTTGTTACAGATCTATCAGTAGAATTCAAAGGCGGAGAATTTTCAATGTCTACTGTGGATGGGACGGTATCTACAAAGAATGAAGAAAAAATCATCAATAAAGTGACGAATACGCAGAGAATTAGAAAGCTGCAGGTCCAGCAGGACCAGGAATCCTTGAAACTGGATATAATCGCAAAGGAACAGGAAGGCATCAATGACAAGGTGGCGCAATTAAGCCTGTCCAATGAGAAGATATCACTAAGGGTTTCAGAAGTTGAAGAAAAGGCTGGAGAAGCAATCAAACAGGCACAGGGCTCTGTTAAGAAATTCGTATGTGAGTATGCTTCTTCGAACGATGGAACGATTCCACCGGAGACAGGGTGGTCAGAGACTGCACCAACATGGCATGCTGGAATATATATCTGGCAGAGAACAGCTACGACAATCAACAATACTGTCACATACAGTACTCCTGTATGTATCACAGGGGCAAAAGGGGAAGATGCTATATTATTATACATTGACTCCTCAAATGGCAATCTGTTCAAGAATACAGGCATTTCAACCACTCTTACAGTCACTATAATCATAGGTCATACAACTATAGACAATTCCGAGAAACTTGAACAGGTATTCGGAAGTGATGCATATCTTCAGTGGCTGTATAAGCCATTAGGAAGTAATGACTATATAACTATCTCTAGAGATGATACAAGGCTGTCTGATGGTGGCTTTATTTTTACTATCAGTCCTGGAGATGTTGATACAAAGACAGTGTTCAGCTGCGAACTAAATTATTAGAAGGAGACAGATAGACGATGGCAGTAAAAGTAAGTAATCAGACGACTATTCTTGATATTACTGATGGGTTTTCAGTGATCATGACAAATGAGAACTATACATTTTTAGGGAATACAACTTCAGTAGCATCGACACAGTCAACAACTACACAGATTATGGTTATGCAAGGGACCGAGCAGATACCTTGCAAAATCGGACAGATGACCTGTCCAACAGGTATTTCAGCAGTTTCTGATGGCAAGAGCCCTGTGCCTACTGTCACTATTACAGCGACAACAGCAGTCAGACAGAATGGTTCTTTTAATATTCCTATCATTGCTGATGATGTCACGTTGAATAAGACATTCTCTTATTCTATTGCCTTCACTGGTCAGAAAGGTGATACAGGCGCAAAAGGTGATAAAGGAGAAACAGGAGCAACAGGTGCGCCTGGTTCAAAAGGTGATAAAGGAGACAAGGGTGCTGATGCGCTAACTCTTGTCATCATTTCTTCAAACGGCAACATCTTCAAGAATAGTGCGATTGCAACAACATTAAGCGCTCATGTATACAAGGGCGGTAAGGAAATGACAGGTACAGAACTAAGCGCACTTGGAACTATTAAGTGGTACAAGGATGGTTCTTCAACTGTATATAAGACAGGAAGCGCAATTACAATCAGCGCTGGTGATGTTGAAAGCCGTGCAACATTCACTGCTCAATTAGAAGGGTAATCGCATGATTAAGGCATCAGCAAGCGTTACTCTTGCAAGAGTAAATGACGGAGAAGACGGACAGGGCATCCGTTCAATCACTCCAGAATATTACTTGTCTGACTCTTCAACACAAATGCCTGATGAAAACAGTGACGGATGGAAAAGTGTTCCGGATGACTATATTGATAAGCACTATTACTGGGTGAGATCAAGAATACTATGGGATGATGGAACTTATACAACAACTACACCGACACTTGCAAATGACTTGAAATCAATCATTGATGACTATGATAACAGAATCAACAATATGAACAGTCAGCTGCAGCAGGCAACCAAGGATGCTTCTTCATCCATAGAACAGACTAAGACATCCATTTTGCAGACTGTATCAGAGAATTATTATAGTGCTTCAGATGGCACAAACCTCGCTTCTACTGTATCTACTATTCAGCAGACAACGGAAAGCATTCAGATGGGATTTGTAAAGAAAGAAGACTTTACGTCGCTCTCTGATAAAGTATCAAACAATCAGACTCAGCTGAACACTTATATCAGATTCAATGCAGACGGCATAGAGATAGGTAAACAGGAATCTGAATTCAAGACAAAACAGACAAACAGCAAGTACTCTATTCTTCAGAACAATGACGAAGTAGCGTATTTTGCTAATAACAGAATGTATAACTCAAACATCGAAGTTTCTAGTTCTTTAAGGATTGGAAACTTCGGATTTGTTGTTAATAGCGATGGATCATTAACATTTAAGAAAGTAGGTGGTGACTGATGGCAACAAGCGCAACATGCAGTGCATCGTTTGGTGGTGGCAATGGTAATGTCACAATGACAATGACACGAACAGGTGTCAATGTTGACGGAAACTATGATCTATGGACTGCTACACTAACTAAATACTATAAGTGGAATATTAATTCAAATGCTACTAAATACGGCTCTATGTGGGCTAATGGCGTACTGTTATGGTCTGGTGGAGTGACTATCGGAGGTAGTGGAACAAAGACACTTGCGACAGTTACAAACATCAAGATTCCTCATGACAGCAACGGTGGCAAGCATTTTGATTTCTCATTCTCACAGGAATTAAAGGTAACTCTTTCGGGCCACTATGTAGGTAGTGTATCTGCTTCGGGCGGTATTGACTGCGATGTTATCCCGAGAGCAACCAAGCCATACTGTTCTCCAGCATCAGTTTATTTTGGAAACAGTGTGACAATCAAGACACCTAGAGCGTCTTCTGATTTCGGACATGTAATAACGTACAGCTTTTATGATAAGACTGAACAGATTGCTGATAATCAGTGGAATGATGAATTTAAGTGGACAGTTCCAACTTCACTGATCAGTAAGATGCCCAATGCTTCACAGTTCTATATTTGTTTTAGAGTAGATACATACAGTCGTTCCGGTAAATTCATCGGTAGTAATTACTGTACCTTGGATGTTGTACTTCCCTCAGGTTATGGACCAACTGTTACAGGTATCACATACACAAATGAAGATGCTGCAATTGCAAAAAGATTCGGAGCATCAACGATTATTCAAGGTGTTTCGAAAGTCAAATGCAATGTATCTACCTCAACAAAGAATGGTGCTACAATCACGTACTACCAAAATGAAATTGACGGACAGAGTATACCTGGCCCTAACAGTTTCTTTACGACACAGCCACTCAAGTCTTCTGGTACAGTTGTTCTTAAATCAACGGTTACAGATTCGAGAGGACAGAAGGCTACACTCTCAAAGAATATCAGTGTCACACAGTGGTGGTCACCGGCTGTTAAGAATGTCAGCGCACAGCGTTGGAACGTGACATCTAACAAGGCTGACGATGAAGGTACGGCGGTTAAGATTACTTATTCATTTTCAATTGCACCTGTTGCAAATAAAAATGATAAATCTGTTTTGATCCAGTACAAAAACGGTGAAACGTGGACTACTCTTGCGACTTATACAGATTCATACAGTAGCGAGAATAAGGTATATATATCATCCGCTGGCAAGTTCAATATAGATAATGCCTATTCCTTTAGAGTACTTGTGAAGGATTACTTCACGACAGACGGTGTTGCATCTTATGCTGCTATTGCTCCTTCATTTAAGCTGCTTGATTTTTCTGCTGACGGCAGAGGGATTGGAGTGGGATGCAAGGCAGAAGGTGGCAAGTTAAAGGTGAATATGCCTCTTGAAGCGCAGTCATTTAATGGGTATGTATTTGATTTTGATACAGAGAATCAAGTAGATACGTGGGTGCCCGTGCTCACGGATAAGAAGATACAGCATAGAGTTATTGGCTGGTCTGATTGGATCTCTTGTGGAACTAATGCATGTGGTATCACACTGAAATACCGATATAACGACGGATTGAAACTCTGCGAAATAAACTGGGATGGTTCGTTGACTGCTCCAATTGGTGGAAACACAGGGGGATATATATGGAGTAATTTCCCTAACGATAAAAAGCCTAGGCAAAATGTTTTCGTTCCTGCTGTTTATCCAGGAGGAACTTTAGTGGTACGTTTTTACCCCATAACCAACGATGGTACAAAGAATCAATGGACCATCACATCATTGAAAGACAATGTAAATAGTGCATACGTATGTGGCACATTTATTTACTCATATGCTTAAAGGAGAAGGAAAATATGAAATTATATGATACATCATTAAAATACATGGATGCGATTAACGCTATCGGAGGCACTATTGTAGCAGTATTGACTGCTGCATTAGGCACACATTGGTTTTTATTCGTAGGCTTTTTGACATTAAACATCATTGACTACATCACAGGAGTTAGAAAGTCACGTTTAACGGGGAAGGATAATTCTGCCAAGGGAGTGCGTGGTGTATGGAAAAAGTTGGGGTACTGGCTAATGGTGCTAGTCGCATTCCTTGCATCAGCAATTTTTATCGAAATCGGTCAGACGATCAATGTTGATCTAACAATTACTACTTATGTTGGATGGTTTACATTAGCATCTCTCATTATCAATGAATTAAGAAGCATTCTAGAGAACTTTGTGGAATCCGGTGACAATGTACCATCTGTACTAACTAAAGGACTAGAAGTAGCAGAAAACGCTATCAACAAGGAGAATAACAATGGGTAATGACGAATTTCTAAAGATTGCAACCGAAGAAGTAAGAAGTTATACAAAAGAACATTTAGAAGATCCACAGGATTTCGATATCTATGTAGTGTGGGTATGCAAGACACTTCAGAACAATAAGGCATTGCTATCAACTACACTGTTAGACGGAATGTATTTTGAATGTACTTATAACGGAGACAAGAAAGAATTATATTTAGATGCTTACAAGAAAGAAAAGAATGTGTGCATTAAATTATAAATATTGTTGTGAGAGGACCTGCGCGCCTCTCATTTTTATTTAAATGAAAGGAAGTAAGGAAATGAAAATATTTATTTCTCAGCCCATGAAAGGCTTGTCAGAAAAAGAAATCAAATTCAATAGAGAAAAGGCTGTCAAAAACATCAAGAGCCTGTACGGTGATGATGTAGAGATTATTGATAGTTATATTAATGGTGATGGGACTCCTTTGTGGTATCTTGGGAAATCCATTGAATTACTATCAACTGCCGATGTGGCTTACTTTTTAAAAGGTTGGAATACTGCACGAGGATGCAGAATCGAATACATGTGTGCTGAAAATTATGGAATCGGCACATATCTTGAGGAGGATTAAACAATGGAATTACAAGACACTGTAGAACTTATGAATAGTTCTGATTATAAGGATAGATTTAAGGCAGAATACTGGCAGGCTAAAATCAGATATGACAAGTTAGATGATATGACTGTCAAATACGAAGCACGTACTTTGACATTCATTCCTAGATGTTCACTTGATCTATTAAAAGAGCAGAAAAAGCATTTAGGAAATTATATTCGCACTCTTAAGATTAGAGCGGAAATCGAAGGAATTGAATTATAAGAAAGAAGGTATAAAGTATGAATTTTAACGTACATGGTGGACATAGCTTAAAATGTCGTGGAGCAAGTGGATTATTAGACGAAGTCAATGAAGACAGAAAAGTTAAAAATAAAGTCATTGAGTTGCTAAGAGCAAACGGACATACAGTATATGACTGTACTGATGATAATGGAAAAGACCAGAATTCTAACCTAAAAGCAATTGTAAACAAGTGTAATGATCATAAGGTTGACTTAGATGTCTCTATTCATCTCAACGCTGGAGGCGGAACAGGTACAGAGGTATATGTCTATAGCGACAACTCAAAAGCCAAAGATGAAGCTGAAAGAATCGTCAAGAATATTTCTAACACTCTAGGCATTAGAAACAGAGGTGTTAAAACATCTACTAAGTTATATGTGTTGAGAAAGACTAATTCTCCAGCACTACTTGTTGAGTGCTGCTTTGTTGACAACGCTATTGATAAAGTCAAATGGAACGCTGACAAGTGCGCAAAGGCAATTGTAGAAGGCATTTTAAATAAGAGCGTCAATGAACACGTTGAAACTCCTACACCTAAGCCACAGAGCAATGCATCTAGTACTTTAGGTACTTATATGATTACTGCTAGTGATTTAAGTGTCAGAACAGGACCAGGAGCTAACTGTAGAAGAAAGACATATGAGGAATTAACTAAGAATGCTAAAGCCCACGATTACGATAAGGACGGCTGTCTAAATTATGGCACTCGTGTTACTGTGTCTAAATTCGATGGAGATTGGGCAAAGATTCCTAGCGGGTGGGTTGCTAAAAGATATTTGAAAAAAGTCTAATTTAAGTTTTATTATGAGTTTATTCATAAAGATGTTGACTATACTCGACTTAATTTCGACTAAATCTCGACTACACAACAATTTATATTCATAAAAAAAGACCAGGCTTAGTTGCTCTGGTCCTTTTTTGCTTTCTCAATATCATCTCTTATAAGTTTTTTAATGTAACCCATTTTAGATTCGACATGATCAAGTTTTTCTAGAATGTCTGCATCTGTTTTCTTATTGAATGCAAGATTGACACATTTCGTCATCTTCTTAGCATAGTTTGCACTAGCTTTCTTCTGTGCTTCAGTTGACATGATTTGATCCTCCTTAGAATAATTTTGAAATCAAGAATACTAATACGGCAATAAGTCCAATCAATTCGATAGCTTTTAAAATTAATTTTTCCATTGTTTTCTTTGAAAAGTGGTTTTATAATAGTGATAGGAAGAGAGGACAAGCCTCTCAACCTACTTAGTTAAATAGTTTGATTAGAATCAAAATCCATCCGACCAAGGAAATGATTTTAATCACTAGCGCTTCGAATAGGTCCAATATTCGAAGCATTTTTTTAACTTCTTTTCCACTTTTCTTACCTCCTTTTTTGATTATAGTATATCATAAAATTATATAAATGTCAATGTATATTGATATAACTAAGGAAATATTATATAAAAAATATCAGTAAACAATGATAGATTTTTCATTTTAATTTCGATGTTTCTAATACTAAAAAGAGCGTTATAAATATATGATGTGCCACTGAGTAGGTGCTCAACTAGTAACAAATCAGTAACATCATTCCAGTAACTGTTTATATTATTAGGTATTAAGCGCTTTTTTGTTTCACATTGTGAAAATAAATTATAATGATTTTTATTATGTATATAATACATACAGAAAAGATGAACGGAGGTAAAGGAAATGGGTTTTCCAAAAGGATTTTTATGGGGTGGCGCAGTTGCTGCCAATCAGTGTGAAGGTGCTTATTTAGAAGATGGTAAAGGTTTATCAGTACCAGACATGTTACTTGGTGGAGATGTAAATACTCCAAGAACATTCTTACCAAAGACTGATAAGACTGCGTTCTATCCAAGTCATGAAGCAATTGATTTCTATCATCATTATGCTGAAGATATTGCTTTATTTGCAGAAATGGGATGGAATGTATTCAGATTATCAATCAACTGGGGTAGAATTTTCCCTAATGGTGATGATGAAACACCTAATGAAGAAGGTTTAGCTTTCTATGACAAGGTATTTGACGAATGTAAGAAACACAATATTGAACCTTTAGTTACATTATGTCATTATGAAATTCCTTGGAACATTGTGACTAAATACAATGGTTTCTCTGATAGAAGAGTGATTGATATGTTCGTTAAGTATGCCACTACTTGTATGAAACGTTATAAGGATAAGGTTAAATACTGGTTAACATTCAACGAAATCAATATCGCGTGTATGGGTGAAGGTGGATTAGGTGACCTTTATGGTTTAGGTATCATGGACCCAGAAGATGTTAACTCTGATGAACGTATTCCATTAAATAAATTAAAATCTAACCCTCAGAAGACATTTGAAGCATTACATAATCAGTTTGTTGCAAGTGCATTAGTTGTAACAGAAGGTCATAAGATCAATCCTGATTTCATGATTGGTAACATGATTGCTCATACAACTTTATATCCATTAACACCAAATCCAAAAGATATTCTTGCAGCATTTAATGAAGATAACTTCAAGAATAACTTCTGTGGTGATGTACAGGTTCGTGGTGAATATCCAACATATATGTTCAGATATTTCAAGGATCATGGCATTGATACTTCATTTATTACTGAAGAAGATAAGAAGATCATTAAAGAAGGCGTTATTGACTTCTATACATTCTCTTACTATATGTCTAACTGTGTAACAGTTGATGAAAATGCTGAAAAGACAAATGGTAACCTTGCAACAGGTGCTAAGAACCCTTACTTAAAGGCTTCTGACTGGGGATGGCAGATTGACCCTGATGGATTAAGATATACATTAAATATCCTACATGACCGTTATCCTCATACACCATTAATGGTTGTAGAAAATGGTTTTGGTGCATTTGATAAGGTAGAAGAAGATGGTTCTGTACATGATACTTATAGAATTGATTACTTCAGAGATCATATTAAAGCAATGGATGAAGCTATCGAAGATGGTGTACCACTAATCGGTTATACAACTTGGGGACCAATCGACTTAGTATCTGCAGGTACTGGACAGTATGCGAAACGTTATGGTTTCATCTATGTAGATAGACATGATGATGGAACTGGGGACTTCTCTAGAAGCAAGAAAGATTCATTCTTCTGGTATAAGAAAGTCTGCGAATCTAATGGCGCTGATTTAGACTAA